GTCAGGTCTGGGGAACCGTGGTATATGGATATTAGTAACCACATACCCCCCTTCCTTTACAGGAAGCCCACTGAGTGTCTCCCGGCCATCCACGTGTCTAGCATTTTTCAATGCTTCACGCAGATTCCGGTCACTGACATCAGTGCTGTTAGCCTTTAAAGAGGCTACCAGCTGCCCATCTGGAAGATCGAACTCTAACTCGGTTTGACACCGGGCCAAAGCTTTGATCTGCCAGCACTCCCACCCGTGAGGGTGTGAGTCCAGACGGAGCTCGTCGACGGGACCGATAAAGGCCCCATCGCCGAAACCGTCAGGTAAGCGTGGTTTACGCCAAGAGGATGGTGCAAGATTCCGAAGGGTTGTAAGGCCCTCGGAAAGCTCTAGACCTGCTCTATCACCCCAACGACGAAAGTTGTTGTGGCAAAGGAACAAGCGGTCGAGCGTTTGCACTTCTTTCCTGACATAAAAGGGCGTAACTTCGATCCCGTTAAAGTAGTGTTTACCACAACTTTCACGGTACGGACCCTCGGCCCACGATTTGGTTGGATTGGGTGTGAACCCAGCCTCGCCTAGCCGTTGGCAAAAGGTTTCGTAGAACTGTGTAGGTATGACAATGTCATCTCCATACACACAGATCGAAGGATCCGTCTCCTCACACTTAAAGGGGCGGCATACCTCCTGGGCCATCGCCCAGAATATGAGCGACTCAAGCTCAAAGGTATAACCGTTACCCATGGAGGAGAACTTCTGGTAATTGAGTAATTCACCAGAAGGAAGAACACCACTAGGCGAGCGGCACTGCTCAAGTGCCTCTAACCAAGGGTAAGGTAAGAGCCAACGTACGACCTCGGCGGATACGGTATCGCTTGCCATGGATAAATCCACGGTAGCTAACCGCCCAGTAAGACTGCCTTCAAGAGCAGCCCGCTGGTTTAAGCTTTGATCGTTTAGTCGAACCCCAACCCTATGTAGCCGACTTCGGATAGTTGCTCCAAGGCCCTTCTGAATATAGATATTCATGCAAGGTTCCTTGGCTATCGTACGGTCGGTTTTATAGTTCTTCGGGACGGCGATGATGCTGTTTCCTTCCACAATCTTACAAAGATTGTGAGGATCCGCTCCTCGAGAGAGGACTATCTGGTTCCAGATAGGCAACATGCGAATTGCGCATGTAGCAAGGACAGCATTCCCTAAGGTGCTTTCCGGGATACCGGAATATTTATAAGCAGCATAGCTCTCCACTCTGGTGAGCCGAGTTGTTGCACCCGGGCCAAAGCTGAAGTGCTGCGCACACGAGTCCCAGTTGAACGGACCAAGGACCTCGCGGATTCTGGCCCTAACGCAGACCCAATAAGGGTCCACGTTGTCAGGCCAATCCCAAAGGGCAACCCTCTGATTCGTCAACAAACAGGATCGTTCGGCGTCGTGGAATCGCTTCCACGTCAGTGCTTCCTTTTCAGGTGACGGAGTTCCGTCATCGTACTTAGAAAACACTTCCTTTAGGAGAAGAGAGCCTCTAGCAGCCTCAAGACTGGATAAGTCTAGAGGTGTTTCTCGACCAAGAACACCAACTGGCGATATGCCAGTGGTGGCGGCCAAGAGCGAGAGGAACTTCTCATTAGAGAAGCCTATAGCACCAATGCGTCGTTTACGGCGCATAACAACCTCTTAAGGTTAGGAGATACAAGCAACTAGGTCAAATGACCTTAACAATCGCCTGCAGGAGAAACTTCAAGCCGGTGATAACGAGCCAAAACAAGTAACCCACAAGGGTTAACAATGCTGCGGCTCGAGTCCACCCAAACTGTTGACGGTTACCCATCAATAGAATGGCTCAATGTTTTCCACCGAGGACTTCACGGACGCATTCGCCAAATAGTTGGCGACATACGCAAGTTGATCCTTCCGGTTCTGGAGCGTGCTATCCGGATGAATGTTCAGGACAACCTGAGCACTATCGTATCGGATGACCTGGTCGACCGAATCGATCGTGGCCACAACGGGGAATTTAAACCCCATCGTGATACGATTGACCGTTCGATTCCCATTCGGCTCCTCCACCTCGTGAGAGATGGTTCGGAAACCGGCAGGGATACTGGGAGACCGGTCCGCGAACTTTGCCAACGACCCATCAGTAGTGACTGGGTTGAAGGTGTGCGCGACCGGAGTTGTGGCACCATCATTGATGGTAAGAGCTGCAATTGCGGGCATTTTAGTGCCTCCAGAGGTTGATGTTGATTAACGACGTCGGCCGAAAACCTGCGTAAGCAACGCAAGTCCATTAGCCATGTGCAAGAGACTCCCTCCGTCCTTTAAGGAGGGGAATTGTGGAAGGGGAACGGTGTTTGAAACCGATCGCTCTAAGTACACAATCCTTTTCTCACCATGATAGTGAGACTCTAGAACCTCGTTGAAGAAGTCAGGTCGTGAGACCTTCTCCGACACCGAGTCATCCCAATTTGCTTTAACAAAATAGGAGGTGCTGCAACCGAGGATTTGGAAACCCAAAGTTGCATCCAGAGATTCAAGCCAGCCACCGATTGGTAGAAACCAATCGACGACGAAGCTGAAAGGAACCAATTCCCACGCGATTAGCGCAGGATTGGTAAGTCCCAATGCTCCTAATGAGATTAAGACCTCATTAGCGGGCTGAGCATCGATGCGTACAAACGCACCTCGCTCAATCCGCGTCACAACGTTAGCCCCACTATAGTAGAATGGTGCCTCACCCAGCTTACAGCCGAGTAAAAGCACCTTAGTGGATCTAGCGCTGCCCTTTGCTACGACACTCCAGTCTTTC